GAACTTTGATACATCGTTTCAGTTGGACAAGACCAGTGGCGGTACGGCAGAGTTCTATTTTTGGTTTAGGCTCAACGGAACAGACGTGCCAGACAGCGCAAGCCAGATCAGAATTCAGGGTAATGACGCAGAGATTTTTTCATCGCTGAATTACTTTTTCGACCTGAAAGCAGGCGATTACGTTGAGATGATGTTTTCGACCACTAGCCTAAGTGTCGAGCTGCTTTCCGTTGTCGCAACACCACCAGTGCCAGCCATCCCGTCCATAATCCTGACAGTTTCAAACAATATCGGAGGTGTCCAATGACAGTCACAGTAAAAGTGCTAATTCCAGCAAAGCAAGCTGAAGGCAGCCAAACCACCCAATACACTGCAACTAATGTCAAGGCGATCATTGACAAATTCACGGTGACAAACACCAGCGGCAACAATGTGACTTTTAGTTGCAATCTGGTCACTGTGTCTGGTGCAGCAGGGGCATCGAACCTGATTATTGATGCGCGAACCATCGTGCCAGATGAGACCTATACATGCCCCGAGCTGGTGGGTCAGGCATTAGACGTCGGTGGTTTTATATCTACGCTGGCAGGGGCTGGAACATCTCTGACCATCCGAGCATCAGGCCGAGAAATTTCATAAGGAGCACAGCATGAAAGAATTTATGGTTATCCCACGGGGCTTTAATGGCTTGCCGATGGAAGAAGAATTTTTGACCAACGCAGAGAACAAAAAGAACTACGCAGTCGCAGTTGCTGACTGGAACTATGGTCCTGAAATGCCCACAAATGAGGCTGGCGCAAACAAGGAGTTCTACGCTGGGCTGGCAGAGGCTATGCAGTGCGATGAAAAAGACGCAAGACGCAAGCATTGCTCAAACTGCGAATACTACGATAACAGCTTCATGACCCAAGTCAGGATTGAGCGCATCCCGATGGCAGCTTATGACAAAGGGGCTGGTTTTAGGGGTCACTGCGAAAAACTGAACTTCATCTGTAACGACATGCGTGTTTGTCAGGCGTGGGAAGACAGAGAGATGGACGATTGACCTTTTGTCAATTTGTGCGAAAATCAAGCCGCTGAGTTCTGGCATCCAGCGGCCTGCCCTGTAAAGGAGTTTTGGATGACCGATGGACTGCGAGAGAACCTGACAAGGGTTTTTATGCTGCCTACGCCTGCCGTAGAGTGGCTACTCATGGTCTTTGACGCTATCCAAGTCTTTGATGATGTTGCCGATGGCGATTCAGTAGCACGGGAAGACCTTAATGCGACTATCTGGAACACCTTGGTAGGTATGCACCAGAACGCTTTTTTCATTGCCAACAGCCACCATCTAGTGCCTTTACTGGCTACTGCCATTCTCAAGTGGCAAGCATCAGACGTAACAGAGCGCGATGGTCAGGCAGATGCAAAATCATTTGTTTGGCGAGCTGGATATTACGACTTGATTTTAATGACCCTTTCGCTTGTGCATGGGGCTGGATACGCCACCAAGCACGGTCATCATGTGATGGCCTTATACGGCGAGAAATTCGAAGATTACATGAAGGAGTTTGGCAATGCCTGATCCAGTAACAGCCCTAGTCGTTGGCGGAAGCCAGCTAGTTGGCAGCGTAATGCAAGCTGATGCTGCAAGCGAAGCTGCTGGCATCCAAGCCGGTGCAGCAGGCGCAGGAATCGCTGAACAGCGCAGGCAATTTGATGCTATGCGTGAATTGCTCAAGCCTTACACAGAAGCTGGAGCGCCAGCATTGGAACAGCAACAGGCTTTTTTAGGTCTTAGAGGACCAGAGGCAGAGCGTGCTGCTATTGAGCGCATTAGTGGTGGTGAGCGTTTCCAAGAACTTACCCGTCAGGGTGAAGAGGCTTTGCTTCAAAGAGCATCAGCTACTGGTGGTTTGCGTGGTGGCAACATCCAAGGCGCACTAGCTCAGTTCCGTCCTCAAGTTCTAAATTCACTGATTGAAGAGCAGTATGGTCGTTTGGGTGGCATGACTACTCTAGGCCAGCGATCTGCTGCCGGTGTTGGCGCTGCGGGTATGGAGACTGGAGTGAACGTGGCTAACCTATTGGGGCAGCAAGGTGCAGCCAGAGCCGGTGGTGAGCTTGGCGAGGCCAAGGCTTATGGTCAGCTATTTAATCTGCCAGCACAGATGTTGGGTTTTCAGTATGGCGCAGGTGGTAAAGCTGGCATGGGTTTCGGGTTCTAAGAGGATAAAACATGGCAACCATTAACCCATTTCAAGGCCCAATTAACTACGCAGTCGATGTGCAAAGCCCATTTGAGGCGGCTATCGGCGGCTTTAAACTTGGCGCAGCAGGTGCAGAGGCTCAAGCACAGGCAAAAGCACGTGAGCAAGCGGCAACAGTTCAGACAGAGTTAAAAGCCTTGTTCAACAACCCAAATGCAACAGGCGCAGATTATGACCGTGTAGCCGCTTTTTTGCCCAAAGAGCAAGCGGCGATTGTTACGCAGGGTTTTGAAAGAAAAACAAAAGCTCAACAAGATAGTGATCTGCGAATGGGTGCAGAAGTTTATTCTGCAATTAAGTCAGGGCAACCCAATATTGCAATACAAAGGCTCACTGACTCAGCGGCAGCTTTTCGCAATAGTGGTCGTGAGCAAGATGCAAAAGCAGCAGAAGCCTCAGCCCAAGCGATTGAGCTAAATCCAACAAATGCACAAGCAACCGTTGGTTTGTACATGGCTAGATTGCCTGGAGGAACGGCTTATCTTGAGGCGGCAGACAAAGCGCTTTCAACGGTCAGGGCTGAAGCATTGCAACCGGCAGCATTGAAAAAATCCGTTGCAGATGCAGACAAAGCCGTGGCCGATGCTACCAAAGCAAAAGCAGAAGCAACTAACGCTCCAGCTATGGCAAAAGCTGACGCAGATTTAAAAGCTGCACAAGCTAGAAAAGCAGAAGTAGATGCTGAATTTGCTAGAGCCAATGCTGTTTTAGAAGCTGAGAAAAAACGCGCTGACATCACAAAGACAGAAGCCGACATCTTAATTGCAAAAGAAGACAACCGCATTAAGGCACTCAACGCAGCGCAAGCTAAAGAGACAAACGTGCTAAGGCGTGCAGAACTACAGCAAAAAATCGATGATGCAACTAAAACCAGAGACCAAGCTGACAGAGATCAAAAAGCAACGCTTGCCAATCAAGTAGCAGACATTGATAATTTTGTTAACACTGCAACACGAATCAAGCAGACGCCAAGAAACATTATTGAAGCTGCAACTGGGCCAATTGCATCACGACTTCCAACAACCAATCAGGATGTTTCTGATTTTGAATCACTGGTTGAAACCCTCGGCTCACAGGCTTTTCTTGCTCAGATTCCCAAAATTAAGGGGACTGGTAATTTGACTGAAAAAGAGGGCGATAAATTGCAAGCATCTTTGCAGAATTTGTCGTTAAAGCAATCACCAGATCGTCTATTGGCAAATGTCGATGAGGCAGTGCGATTGTTGGAAAAGTCAAGAGTCAATATCACAGCCCGTTCAGGTTTGCCAGCTTTACCAAGTGATGTGCCAGCAAGAGAATTGAATGTAACAGTTGGTGGCACTACGTACAATTTCCCAACAAAAGCGGCTGCTGATACTTTTAAAAATTCTGATGCTTACAAAAAAGCGGCAGGGATTAAATAATGGCAACAGAACTTGAAGCACTGGCAAAACAGCTAGGCGGCACAGCTCAAGCTGAACCTGTTCGTATAGAAGCTAGTGGCGTGCCTATTTATGCAGAAAGCGCAAAAGCGAGCACGATTACACCGCCAGAGGGCTTCCAATTACTGTCGGTAAAGCAAGCCGATGTAAAGCCATCTGGCTCTTATTACGATGAAACATTGAACGCTTGGTTAGCCCCAACAGGTCAACCCGCTCAAGCTGTACAAGCAGCAGAACCCGCTAAAACAGAAGACCTTGCGACACTTGCAGCCCAATTAGGCGGTACTGTTGCAGTGCCAGCCACAACCGCCACAGGGCTTGCTGGTGCAGCCGTAAGGGGCTTGGCTTTACCCACGGCTGGTGCGCTTGCTGGTGCAGCGTTGGGTGCTCCATTTGCGGGTGTTGGTGCAATTCCTGGCGCTATTGCAGGGGCGGGTGCAGCGACTCTTGCTGGCTTGATTGGCGACCCTATTGTCGGTTCGGTCAATAGTCTATTCGGCACGAAATACACAATGCCAACCGATGCAATGGAGGACTTGCTCACCCGTGTTGGTGTGGCGCAACCTCGCACGGCAGCAGAACGCATCATGCAAACCACAGCGGCTGGTGCAAGTGGTGGCGCTGGTGGTGTTGCTATTGGCAAAGCCGTAGAAGCTGCAGCAGCAGGGCCAGTAGCTCGTGAAGTAGGTCGCTTGATGGCAACCACCCCAGTACTGCAAACAATCAGTGGCGGCACAGCTGGTGGTGCTGGACAGATTGCTAAAGAGCAAGGAGCTGGTCCTCTGGGACAGATTGCAGCGACCGTGGGCGGGGCTTTTGTCCCGTCTATACCAGCAGCAGTTAGATCGCTGACTGGGCAAGTGGCAAGACAGGTTGCCCCAGCGGGTGCTGGCATCCGTGAAAAAGTAGAGCCGACAAGTCTTGAAAAAC